ATTACAGTATCAGTAGTAGATTGTGCTGTAAAAGTTTCTGTTATTTGTGAGTTTGAAGCGGAGTTTAAATTTGTGCCGAATATAGTAGTTCCATTCGCTAATTTTGTAAAGATTTGACCTGTTCCTGTTGTTACTAGATTAATTGTTATAGTATATTGCTGACCAACTACTAAATTTGAAAGTTTTTGATAAACACCTGCAAGAGTTAAAGTTGTTACTGAATCTAAGATTAAATTTCCTGCCGAGCTTAAAGGGTAAGCGGGTGTTCCTGATGCATCAGTTCTAAATCTATACCAAGAATTTATAATAATTGGTGGTGCTGAAGTCAAAACATCTAAAACCACATCTCCTGTTGTACTACTTGTATAAGTTGGAGTAGTATCTAATCCGTTAAAGTTGAAACCATTTACAATAAACTCTGTTGATGATGAAGATATTTCATTATAAGATCCATTATAATTTTGAGGATATACTATTAATTGAACACTCATTATATTGACTGTGTTCTAAGCGTTTTACTTTTTTCAACTTCAAAAGTGTACTGCATAACCTTATCGTTAGCTATAGTTTTTTTAGTGTAACTTGAAGTTGTAAGTCTTACAGGTGTTACATATTGATTCATAGCTGATATATTTAACAAAGAAATATTTAAGTCACTTTGAAATCCATCTAAGATATATACTTCAGGACTATTTATAAAGTCCTCAAACCACTCTGATTCTGATTCACTAACAAAGTCTGTATTCATAGTTATCTTTTCTGTAGCGTTTACTCTAAAGGATTTCTTCCCACCTTTAAAGCTATCCACCCTATAAGCTGCTTCATTCCAAGTTCCTGCTAGTTGTTGGTATGTACTTCCTTTAGTTGAAATTGACTTTGTAGATTTCATATTGAAAGTGTAATAATCCCAAGTTCCCCATTGATTAAGCCAAGTAAGTCTAATAGGTTCAAAACCTTTTTTATTTGCACAATTAACATTGAATGTATATTTAGTTCCGAAATTTTGATTAGCACCATTTAAAGGCTCAACTGTATAATAACCTCCTTCTATAAAGTCTAATACAGCAGGACTATTGAATACTGTACTCCAATTTCTTAAATTAGCAGGAAAGCAACCGAAATAAAACAACCTTAAACTTGCTTCTGATGATGTAGTTATATTTGACCCTGAAGTGAATGAAACAGATTCCGTTCCTATTTGACTCCCTGTAGAATCATAATATACAAACCTAATTTTTGAAGGTCTACTATATACCCCTAAAAAGGCAATAGTTCCATAGTCCTCAACATTTGCATATTGAGTAGTCGGTGCATTAGAAAGAAATTCACCTGCATTTTGGTCTAAGGTAAACTTTTGAGGAATAGGGTATCCAAAATTATTTCCTGTATTTTGACTGTATGGAGTATTCGCTATATCTAATATGTCAGTGTATTTCAAATAGCCGTTAAATATATTATATAAATCAGAAGTATCTGATGTACTATCAATAACTAAATTACCTGAAGTAGGGTCTATATATTCTGTTGTAAAGACGATAGCTAAGTAACGCATTGAATTTAGATTACCTGAATACTTATCAATTAAATGTATAGGTACATTGCTTTCATCAGTATTTACTACTCCTTTATAAAAACTGTCTTTTCTCGCTAAGTTATCTGCCTTAACAAAGCTTTCAATAACAGGTCTGAAGTCAAACATTCCAACCCCTGCATTATTAGGTGTTGTTTTAAATGTACCTACTATATGTGTTGAATTTGATATGTTAGGAGGATTACCTGAACTTATATGTACTTCTGCACTAATCTTAACTCCTGTAAAATTAGATATTATATTAGAATTACTTACTGCAAAAATCACATCTTGTCCTACAGGAAGTGTATCGTATAAAGGGTGTTGTTCTATTAGTGTTGCCATTTATTTTACTTGTATTATTTGTTCAGTTCTTAATGCACTTATTATGTCTTCTTTTACCGCTCCTAAAAATTCTTCAGGAAATCTATCTAAGCCAAGTCCTAGTGGTCTTTGGAAAAAGCTCAGACTTTTAATACCATCTCTTTTTATTGATGCACTTATAAAGTATGCTAGTCCTGATATATATTGTCCTGTATTTTTAGACCTTCCTCTTCCTGTTCCTTTAGGTTTTATTCCTCTTCTTTTAATCCATTTTGAAATAATATCTATAGGCGGTCCGTGATTTGTATATCCTTTGCCGGGACTTTTTTTTATATTTCCTTCAAAATCTGTATAGCTTTGTTTTTTCTTATTTCCTGAAACTCCTTTGTCTATAAATGTTCCATATTCTAGCATGAAAAATTCTACTTTAAAACTTTTGCCATCAGGTACTACTTTAAATTTAATAGAATTATACAAATCATTATTAACATTTTTATTGTTTTTAGTTAAATTAGACCTTGATTGTTGCACTACATATTTACCGAAACTATCTAAATAATTTTCTATGTTAGTTGTTTCCACTATTCTAAACCTACAAAGATTTCAACTCTTGCTGTAACTGCTGTTGTTGGTTTAACTTGTAAAGAATTTAAGTCTTGCATAGTTCCAAATGAAGGTGAAGTATCTTCTTCAGCTAAAGCTAAGTCTGCACCCTGACAAAGAATATGAGATTGTCCTGACGTTAGTATCACTTGATAATTTGAAGCAGTTGTAACTACTGCTAGTTCAATGTCTACTGCTGTTTCTAAGTTCGTTACTCTAACGTATTTAGTTTTTGCTACATTAATTGCTCCTGCTGAAGTTGAAGGTAACGTATCAAATACTGCTACTGTAGTTGCTACACTAGCCGTACAAGTTACGATCCTTTCAAAGACATCATTAATTCCTGTAGTTGTTACTGAATTTACAGACCCCCTAAGACTTCCGTTTAGAGTGACTGTTTCACTGATTGTTGTTACTAAGTTTGACATAATTTTATTTTATAATTGTATTGTTATTTTAAATTTTTTCCATCCTATTTCTATTGAGAACCAACCTAACTTCCATTTCATTAATAACCTGCACCCCTTAAACTAACAGGAATATCACAAGTCTGAAAGTCGTTCTGAACTAAGACTCCTATAGTAAACACCCAACCCGTACAAAGATTATCAAACCTCTCTTGGAAAGGTTCAATAGTGAATTGGTCTTGTGTAAAATATAAAGGTTGGTTAATATCATTCACTCCTTCTAAAGATTGTCTTGAACTATGTCTAAGCATTCCTATAAAGTCAGTACATACTTGAAGTGTTTCATTCAGTACATCTTGTTCGTTACTTAGTGTCTTGACTAACTTTGTAAAAGTGTTTATACTTTCATCTAATATTTCATCTCTGTTTGTAGTCCAATTATCTTTTTCAGTTACCATATCCATAATGAAGATTTGGAACGAGTAGGTAAGTTGACTATCTCCTGTAGAAACATTTGTAGGGTTTATATGAAGTAAAGGGAACTTAGTATTCTTATCTCCTAAATCTACTTGCCAAATATCCCCAACTGAAGTCGTCATAATTTGCTCGTGATTTTCCCCTAGTCTTAAAAGTGTATTAAGTACGTTGTTATATGTTTTGTTTTTAACCATTTCTTTTTACTTTATTTTGTGAGTTCAAATCTGTTTCATAACTTAACCAAGTCAAACACTCTAAAAGACTTAGCTTTGTAATTGTTTCTAAATTACTTATATTCTGCCCGCACAACCTATGCATTACTCCGAACCATCCCCACTTGCTTGCAAAATCTTCCGTTGCTATTGCATCTTCATTTCCTTCAGCTTCTCCGTTAAAAATGATGGCATAATCTCGGACAACGCCTTCGCGAAAGTGTAAAAAAAAACTAGCGCACTTTGCACTTGTTCCGCTGACATCTGTTTCATTTCTTCAGTTCTCATCCGGATATCACCATCATAAGCGTTTATAATGTAAACACCGTTTTTATGTTTCTCTTTCACAGGTCTATAGAGTACAGCCATCAATTCAGGAAGGCTAGTTTCTATTCCGTTCTTTATAAACTGTTCGATATCGGCATACTCCCCGAGACTTATGGAGTCCAAATCAGGATGAAAGCCGTATTCAATTCCGTTCAATTCAATAATCCTTTTAAGTGAACTGTCTTGGTTTGCCTGTAGCTCACCTATCTTACTCATTAGAGCTGCAACATCTGACAAAGCCAATTCCTTAACCAACCGTCTAGGAATATCTGAAAGAGCTGCAATTGTTTCAGTTGCTTCTTCAGTCTTTGTACCTGTTTCAAAGTCAATAAGTTTTAGCCAAGTTTCTAAAGTAACATCTGACCAACTGTTAATTAGACTAAACGTTTCAACTTTACCTTCTTTTTTAATTTTAACTTTCATACACTATATAATAGAAATTTATTGATTCTAGTTTACTGAACGAAATACCTTCCTGCATTTGGATTGTCTAAGTGATAGATTACATTGTAACGAATACCATCAATAGCATGATTCCAATTATCTACGTATAACTTAGAACCTTTGTCAGCATAGACATAGTTGTTCAACTCTTTAGCTATGTTAGTAGATTCAGGGCTTACTATAAGCTGATAGTCTTGCATCCTAGTTATTCCACTTTCAATTGTTCCTTTCTTAACTGCTTTTATGTTTACTCCTAAATGTCTAAGGTCTGCAATAAGTCTAGGCTCTGCTGAGTCAGCTATGATAAGTTTGTCATCTACTTTGTCTAGTATGATTTGAACCAATTCATTTGACTTTAATCCATTCCTGTAGATATGTTCTTTTAGATATATCTTCTTATGTTTCTTATCTATTGCCACCTCTGTCAATGAATCAGGATCAACTGAGAACCCAAAGTCCATTCCACAAGAAGTCTGTAAGTCATCAGGATTAAATTCTCCTATACTCCAATTCTCAAAGACTACTCCTTCAGCTTTTGAAAGCCAACCTCCAAGTATTTTATGCTGATACTTTTTAAAGTTGTTGTGCTTTATACTCTTAATACGCTCTATGAAGCTCGTAGAGAGATTATCTTTATTATCTAGGTAAGTGCTGTGGATATAACATACGTTGTCTTTAAAGCCATTAAAACCACCTTCAATGCCTTTCTCCTCAAAAAACCTTTTGTATATCCAATGCTCCTTAGTTGTTGGGTTTAATATAAGTATAATTCTATTATGGATATTCTTTTCCCTTATACTTAAATCAATAGTGTCAAAGATATTCTCATCTATAAGTTCTTCAGCTTCATCAAGAACCCAAGTGCTTATTCCTTGTAATGACTTTAGGCTTGCAGTCTGATTTCCTGCTGACGTTCTAATACCTCTAAATAATATATCTGAACCATTTTTTGTATTAAGGACTTCTTGCTTATTAATACTAAAGACTTCATCAAATCCTAGTAGCCCTATCTTTTCTAAGAACTCAGGGATGATTGACAAATGAGCTGATGTCATAGTATAACGAGTAAAGAGTATTCTTATCCCTTTAGTCATAGTCAGTAAAGTAAGGAAGACTGTTACTGCAAAAGACTTTCCTGAACCCCTACCACCCGTTATTATAAAGTATCTAGCATCAGAATTAAATAATGGATTGTATTTATTACTTAGTATCAGTGTCTACAAATGTTATGATTGGCATATTGATAACCTTATCCCCTGATGTTATATCTAACTCAGACTTCTCTACGTACCCTCTACGCTTTCCTTTTGTTTTTAGGAAGAAGATTGTTGCTGAAGTGTTTCCATCTCCAATTTGCTTATGTAATTGGCTTTCCCCAAAATCTAAAGCTATGTTCTCAATATCCTTTACTGCTTCTGCAAACTTCTCATCTTCATTCAACCATTTGTAATATGTTGAACGTGGAACATCTGCTGATTTACAAGCAACTGTTACAACTCCAAGACTTCCTTCTAAAGCTTTTAATATGCTTTCCTTTTTTATGTGTCTACTTTCGTCCATTTTATATTCCTTTAAATGCTTTCAATGGGTAGAAGATTAAACTGTTTCTATACCCACCTTCTGCTATTGGTTTGATTGGTGTTACTCCGTGTACGTTCCTCCAAGCAGGGTATACTAACATTGAATTGTCTGCTTGCTCAAAGGTTACATTATAGTCAGGCACATTTAAGCATCCTCCATTAGCGTTATTTCTTTTAGTGAGGATTATGTTTACTGTTCCTACAATGTTTCCTGTATCTCTGTGAAATGGTGCTGATATATTAAAATTAGATATACTACCTGTGTACATTGTTCCAAACTTCCATTCATCTTTTATATCTTCAAAGAGTTCTTGCTGCTTTTCATATAAGTGGGGTGTTAATTGCTTAATGATTTGTTCTGCTTCTATACAAGCTCCCCACATAGCTTTGATAAATGTCTGTGCTTTCTTATCTCTGTGTACTGATGATATGTTTGGGTAAGGTCTACGCATAACAGGTCTAGGCGGAATAGAACCGAGTATCGTGCTATATTGACTTACACCTATTTTTCTTGCTTCTTTTCTTGTCATTCCTGTTTTACTTAACTGTACTGTGCTCATTCTGTCTAGTATTGTCTTAGGCACATTATCACTCCTGAACTCTTTGTTGGCTACTGCTAATAAAAGATTAAGTCTTTCACTATACCCCTTTACATCTCTTATGTAAAATCCTACAATCTCACCATCAACTTCTAGTAAACAATCTTCTTTTACATTTGGCTCGTAGTATGGACAGTCTTTACCTATTTTTTTATTGTGTTCTACTTGTTCTAGCTTTATTGTCTTCATATTAATATTTCGTTTTTTCGTTTAGAGTTTAGTCTTACCTTATCTCCCCACTTTGATTTGAGTATCATTATGTTTTTCTGTTCTTCTTTATCATCTCTCACATCAACGGCTCCTCCTTTGTTAGAATAATGCTCAAAAGTAAATAGATATTTCTGATACCTTATTACATCTCCTCTTTCTTTATGTTGAAGCGTATAGTCGTAATCTTCTTTCAATGTAAGTTGCTCATCAAATCTTAGGTCGTTTGGTTTGACAAATAACATATCTCCAATACAGAAAGTGTTTACGCTTACTAACTTGTTAGCAAAGAAGTAATTATCTGTGGGTGGTATTCCTAATAGCTTTACTCCTTTTACATTGTTGAACTTTGAAACTATATCTTGAATAGCGAAATCAAGTTCTACTTTAGCAGGGCAACCAAAATTCTTATTGACTACTACCTTTTTTATATCATCACTTAGTTGAACGCATATTCTTTTAAGTTTAAATGCGTGGTCTAGTGCAAAGTTCCTGCTCTGCATTAGGTTTCCTGTTTCATAAACATTCAAGCAGCCATTCTCCTTGTATAATTCTCCCTCTCCATTTTTAACACAAAATATGTATTTTCCTTTCTGTTCTTCATTGAATGGAAGTTTATCATATCTTCCTGCTGATATTACATATACATTATGCTTCATTCTTAAAAGCGTTTAATACAGTTAATCCTACATTCTTCCCTGCCTTTCTTGCTGTGTTTATTAGTAATACAGCTTCATCATAATGCTCAGGTTCAAATTCTATTTGGATTGCTCTCTTTACTGATGCTTCCTTATCTCCTAAAGTGCTTCCTAAGTCTAGGTCATCTAATACAGAATAGTCTACAGCTTCTTCAGGCTGCCATACATCCATCCCCCATTCTCCTAGCTTTTCATTGTTCCATTCGTTTCCTAAAGCATCCCAATCCCATTCACCAAACCCTACATTATCCTTTACAATAAATTCTTCCTTCTGTTCTTCTGTCAATCCTTTAGCTATCTTTACAGGAACTTCTTTTAACCCTGCTGCTACACAAGCTTTGTAACGCATATTACCACCTAAGATAACATTGTTTTCGTCTAGGATTATAGGTCTTAACTCTAACATCTCAGGAAAGTCCTTTATAGACTTTACAAGTTTTTTAAATTTAGCTTCCTTAATTATTCTAGGATTGCTTTCGTTTGGTTTTAATTCGTTGATTTTTAGTTTCATAGTATATAATAGAATTTATTGTTATTTATTTTAATCAAAGGATTCATTGATTCCTCTTTCGCCTATTAGCTTTTCCTTTGCTCCTTTCCATAAGTTATCTCTGTTCTTACTTAGGCTTGGTTCAGTTCTTTGAAGTGTTGGTATTCCTTCTGTTGGTACACTATCCATATACTTTCCACATTCATCACAGAGTGCTTCCATTGCTTCCCAATTACCATCTCTGTGAACTATAGTTACTTTACCTAGTTCTCTAGTCTTTCCACATTCGCAAGTGTATAGTGTCATCTCTTTAACTTATCAAGTTCAAACTCTAAATGATTGATTGCTTTCTGTATGCACTCAATAGGACTAGCGTGTTTCTTTTCAGCCCTTAATAGATAAGTTACAGCCGTTCCAACATTATAGGATAAATCAAAGTCTTCTATAACTTTACGAGCTTCAATCTTGTATCTTCTTCCTATGTAGTAACCTGGTATTCTATTTTTTTTCATTAATCCTATCGTTTTCAAGTCCTCCTGTTCTTGTAACTACTTTGTCCATTTTCCAAAGGAACTTTTCTTTAGTTCTGGTCTTTATTCTTGATTCTATTATACTCATAAAAATAACTATTAAGAAAAAGATTGCTGTAAAGATTCCTAGTACTGTAAATATTATCATTTTGTTAAAAGTTTTAAAAGTTGTGCAGATGTATAAATACGATCCTCTCCATCATAGTTTTCATATATGCAGGTAAAGTTGTCGTCTTTCCAAGTCCACAAAGCTCTGACATTCTTTTTGATATTGTCTTTCAATATCCATTTAATTGTTTTGTATGTTCTTTCTTCTTTCATATCTATTGTTTTATGTTTTTTAATATATGTGATATTACATCTACTGTCCAACCATCCCCAATTAGGTCAGTTGCTTTTGATTTTATAATGTTCATTTTATAATCGGAGGGGATTGTCTGAAGTTCTTTGTATTCAGCAATAGTTAAATCTCTTAAATCTCCATTTGGCAATGTTATAAATTGAGTATTCCACGCAGAATAACCTCTCGCAGTAATAGGTAAAGACTTATTTCCGTCAATTCTAATATACATTGTCTTTCTTTTTTTTTCTATAAAAGCTATTTTTTTATCAGACATATTCTCCTCTCTCTCATCATTATAATTAATAACATCTTTAAGAAATATACCCTTGTCTTTTGGTTGCTTTATATTAGGTATATTTGTCCAATACAATCTCCTTCTATGTTGTGCTGAAACTAAATCACTATTGATTAGAATAGGATCAACGCCTAATAAATCAGTTATAATATTTTTGTCAGAGTTTTTCATACTTGCTACGTTTTCAAGTAAAAAATATTTAGGTTTTATTTCTTTCAACACTCTTAAATATTCATAAAACAATATACTTTTACTGCCATTTAAACCTTCTTTTTTATTATTTATTATAGTTAAATCTTGGCAAGGACTACCACCTATTAATAAATCTATATTATGATTAACAAACATTTCTTTTGTTACAAACTCAACACTACCTATGTGCTTTGTTTTTGGGTAATTATCTTTGGTTACTTTTATCGCAGTTTCTTTTATTTCACTTGCGAAATAGTTATCTACTTTAATTCCTAATTTATCGAGTGCAATTTGTCCGCAAGACATTCCATCAAATAAACTTAATACATTCATTTCTTTATTATTTTAATTGTATTGGGGAGGTAACCACACCCCCCCTTTACTACTCAGGTCTGAAAAATTAAAGCTTTTAGGTCTTACCCTTTATTGATTAATTGTTTCCTGAGTATTCTTTATATATTTTTTTTATTCCATCAAAGCAAGCTGCTATACAACTTCCGCAATTAGTTCCTGTTGAGTAGTTCGTATTGTATAACGTGTTGTATATCTCAATCATTTTCTTCTTAGCCGTTTGGTCTTTAGCTCTCCCTGTTTTTAAGTCAGGCCATAAAGCAATAATCTCTGCTATTATTTCTTCAGGTATATCTGTTCTTACTTCTACCTCTGATGTCTTTTGCCATTTACCTTTTGGACAAGACTGACTACTAATTTTTGACTTCACTTTCATAAAACACAAACAAATTCCGCAATTTCCTAGCAAGCTAGAATAGTAAGTACAACTTTTACAGATAGACATTCTATCTTCATATATTTCTTTAGGTACAAAGAACTTATTCATAGTGATAA